ATCAATGTGCCCTGCTGAGGGATATTTCGCCTGAGGATTATCCAAAGGATAAAAAGCCTATTTCAGCAAGGGCGGCGAGAGTCAGGAGAATGAAGATAATAACGGTTATGGGTCTGTACATGGTGGGTTCCTTCCGGGTTGAGCGGCTATTCCGTAGCGCTGGGTGGTGTGGGTAATTTTGCACAGGAGAAGGGGGAAGGGGTTGATGTTTGTCAAAGGGATGGAAGGAACCGTGGGCATGGGGCACAAAAAAGCCCGCAGGGCTTGCGCCGTGCGGGCTTTCAGGACTTCATCAGTCGACTCTGGTGATCGCCGATGGAGAATTTTGGGCTGGCGGGAGTTGAACCCGCGTCCGAAATTTCTACATACTATTAATTAACCAGAATAAACAGATATTTATCAATAGTATCAGTAAGATGGCTTTATGCTGTTTTAGGCATTTTTACATCATTTGACTTCTTTGTCGCCACTTTGCCGCCATTGGTTTTTTTCGCAACGTCAGGGCTTATATATTTATCCCAATGCGGAGAGTAAATCGAGTAATCTAGTTTAATATATTTATCAAAATAGAATCTAAAATCTGTTTCATATATATAATTAATTATATTTTCATATGGCTCTAATTCAGCACCATAAATTATGGTTTTTATTTTTCTTGTTAGGTAAATACTTGCTTCTACGAATTCAAGAAATGCATTTTCTTCGTGAGCAAAGGTAACAATACTATATTCATTGATCGATATTTCAAATCTTGCTCTCATGATACTATCAATACAAAGCTTCTCGAAAATCATAGCTATTTTGTTAGAAATAGAGTTTATAATTCGAAGATACTCTAGCGGTTTTTTTTCTGGATTTAACTTCCTGGGTTTTAATGCATTATCTATATCTCTTAGTAATCCTTCTATTTCTTTTAGGAAATTGCTGCTTGGTTCAAATTCGGATAAGTTATGTGTGGCTGAGTTTGGGTATATTTTTTTGTAAAGTAAGTACGGGTTTGTTATCTTGACTTGATCAGTAGTTGCTATTTTTTCATTATCAATCACAGCGGATGAAACGATGCTACCATCGTTATTAGATAGATTTAAAATTTTAAAGGTAGCTAAGTGATTTATTTTCTCAATGAAGTTTTTTTCATGAGCAAAATGTCTATCGATAGAGTTTTTACTTTCAGCAGCTTGTATTTGTGCTTCGGTTTGAATTGTTCGATGAATGTTGTTTACTATTGATGCGAGAGGAACTGAACTTGCAAGTAGTAATAAAGGAAATTTGCTGATTTCATAGAATCTATAATATCCGTGAGCGTTAAGCACAGGCGTTTTTCCAACCCAACAAAAGTAACCAAAATAGAAGAATGAAAAAATCGGAAGCAATATAGATAACCAAAATAATTTTTGACGGTATAGGTTTTTTTTGTCTAACTTGTACCACCCCCTCAAAATGGAAATTATTAAAATTAATGCCATTATTGATGCATAAATATAAATATATATATAGTCGGGATATATTTTCATATGTAATTAATATTATTTAGTGGATTTTTAGTTACAGCATCTTCAAGATGCTCGGGGGAAAAGTGTGCGTATATCATTGTCATCTTGATATCTGAGTGACCAAGGATGTCCCTTAAAACGAGGATATTTCCGCCGTTCATCATAAAATGGCTGGCGAATGTATGGCGCAGAACGTGAGTACATTGACCCTCTGGCAAATCAATACCGGCTCGCTTCACTGCCCGCTCAAAGGCTTTTCTACATGGACTGAATAGCTTCCCTCTGTTTTTGGGGAGTTCGTCGTACAGTTCATGAGATATCGGTACGGTCCGGTTTTTCTTGCCTTTGGTCTTTGTGTAGGTGAGCCGATATTTCGATAACTGATGACCCTGCAGGTTTTCGGCTTCACTCCATCGCGCGCCGGTGGCTAGACAAATCTTTGCGATCATTAACAGGCTGGGGCTTTGAGAATCAGCGCAGGCATCAAGCAGGCGTTTGATTTCGTCCAGGGCCAAGAACGCCAGTTCCCCCTCTGCGATTTTGAATGTTGGTAGCCCGGCGAGCGGGTTAGGCGCTGACCAGTGGCCCAGCTTTTTCAGGGTGCCAAAAACGGATGATAAGTTACGCTGTTCCAGGTTTACCGTGCGGGGCTTTACTGGCGACATCAGCGCGCCGTCTTCGTTGCGTACTTCACCTTTTAATCGTGCTTCACGATATTTTGTAAAGTCACCGGCGGTTAACTCAGAGGCGACGGGATCGCCCAGGCCATTGCAGATAATTTTCAGTTTCGCCATTAGGCGCTTGGGGTCTGCGAGCGTCTGGCCATAAAGAGAGTGCCACTGCTCAATCAGTTCTGACAAACGCCGCCGATCTTCCTTTTCACCCAGCCACGGCTTTTTGTTCACTTCATCCATCGTGAAGTTTTCGAATGCTACAGCCTCGCCCTTAGTCGCAAATTGCTTACGTACGCGTTTGCCGTCGCGCCCGTTCGGGTAGCATTCACACAACCATTTTCCATTTGGCTGCTTTCTGATAGTCATAATTAGATGCTCTTGATCACTTTTACAGCTCGTCCGATAGCTTCGATATCATCTACTGAGCATTCAAAAGAGGCTTCGTCCTGATGGACCGCTAATTTGTTTCCTGGAAGCCGCGTTAATTTCACGATGCTCTTAACCCCATCAATATCAACGAGCCATAGTCCATTTGTAATCTGTTTCAGAGATTGATCGACTACATAACTTTCATGAGCATTGTTCACGAATAAACAATGACCAGGTTCGTTAGGGAGAATAATGTAATCGAGGTGAATATCGTCATTATCGATTAAGGTGCCATTTTCTAGCGTTACTTGCTTGATAGATGGCGCGACGAGTTTGGCAAGTGGACGAATTGTAGGGGGCGTCTCATTATGAGGTTTTTTTGTGTCCTCGTTTTGAGTGTACATCTCACCGTGGCCCGTGGCCAACCAGAGCAAGGAAACCCCTGTTTCGAGCGCGCACTGAATTACCCAGTCAGCAGGAAAGCTGTCACGTAAAAGCCTGTTTGACATGGTGCTTTTTGAAACACCAAGCTGCTCGCTTAGAGACTGCTTTGTCTTAAGTCCATACGCCTTTAGCAGGCGCTCGATAGCTTCTCTACCCCCTGAATCGGCACCCATTGAAATACTCGCCATTGAAAAACTCCGTTTGACAACCTTGAATCGGGATCGTAATGTTGCACTAGCTCTTGATGTGAGGTCTCGAGAGTCGACATAAAACGACATAAAACGCATCTAAACCGAGAGATACTGCCCTATGAGCACAGATATTTCAATTCATGTACCAAAAGAGATGGCTACGCCTGCAGAGTTCGCGGAGTGGGAAGGTATTTCCCGTGGCTCCGTATACCAAAAAATTCACCATGGTCAGCTTGCTAAATACATGGTTAAAAAAGAGAAAAACAAAGGTCGCGTAAGCCTGCGTTACTTAATGTACAAAACCGATCAGGTCCGTGAGTCTCTTGGTCATTCCAACTTCCGCGTCATTGTTGGTTAGTGAGTTCGATTATGAGAACTTTTTAAGAGGCTCACATGTTTGATTATAAGATTTCCAAACATCCGCATTTTGACGAGGCCTGCCGCGCATTCGCACTGCGTCACAACATGGCGAAGCTTGCAGACCGAGCAGGCATGAATGTTCAGACCCTGCGAAATAAACTAAATCCGGAACAACCGCATCAACTTACGGCGCCGGAAATTTGGCTGCTGACGGATATCACCGAGGACTCCACGCTGGTTGATGGGTTTCTGGCGCAAATTCATTGCCTGCCATGTGTGCCGCTGAACGAAGTTGCCAGCGAGAAAATGCCTCATTACGTTTTGAATGCTACAGCAGAGATCGGTCGCGTTGCAGCAAGCGCTGTTTCTGGTGAACACCAGACAACAACGGAACGCCGCCAAGTTATCGAAAGCATCAATTCTGTTACTCGTTTGATGGCACTTACAGCTGTTTCCCTGCACGCGCGCCTACAGTACAACCCAGCAATGGCAAGCGCTGTTGATACAGTGACGGGCCTCAGCGCTTCATTTGGTCTGATCTGAGGTGCTTATGCTTAGTAAGGAACCCTCATTCGCATCGCTTTTGGTTAAACAAAGCCAGGGTATGCACTGCGGCCATGGCTGGATTATCGGGAAAGATGGCAAGCGCTGGCACCCGTCTCGCTCTCAGGAAGAGTTGCTGGCAGGGCTGACCACTACTAAACAGGTGAAACCATGGCTATTGAAGGCACTGCAGCGACTGTTCCACTAAGCCCGGGTCAACGGCTTGAAGGACTGAACCGTATAGCTGAATTAAGGGCGAGGGTTTTTGGTCTGAATATTGAGCCAGAGCTTGAAAGGTTTATTAAAGATATGCGTGATCGTCGCGATATAAACCTTAAGCAAAATGAGCGGGCACTGGCAGCCATATTCTTTATGGCAAAAATTCCGGCAGAACGTCACAGCGTCAATATTAGTGATCTGACTACTGACGAAAAGCGGGAACTGGTTAAAGCAATGAATCATTTTCGTGCAGTGGTGAGCTTATTTCCCAAACGGCTAACCATGCCGAATTAACCCACAACAGAAATTAATGGCGTAAACCCGCCGGGCATTCTTTTGCCCAAATTCAGGAGAAAGAACAATGCAGAAAGAATTATCAAAAATGTTTGTAGCCGAAACCGATCCGCTTATGGCGGTGATCGACATTGCCAAACGTGAGGAGCGCAAAGGCCGCGCGCTAGCAGTTTCAATCCGCCTTGAGGCACTGGCAACCCATATCACCAACAAAGGGTTAAACGGTATTGAAGCGGCTGAGCTTCTGCGCCGCGAAGCAACCCGCTACGAAAACGAATCTCAGGAGCTGCACTAATGGCTGATTCTATGGATCTCGTACAGCAGCGCGTTGAAGAAGAACGCCAGCGCCACATCCACACTGCCCGCAACAGAGCGCCGGGCGTTTCTCGTGTGTTTTGCATCGAATGCGATGCTCCGATCCCTCCAGCGCGCCGCCGTGCCATTCCGGGCGTGCAGTGCTGCGTAACATGCCAGGAAATCGTTGAGCTGAAAGGGAAGCATTACACCCAAGGCGCGGTGTAAGCTTCGGAGCCAGTCACTGATGCCTGAATTAATAAAAGACAAAGGCGGCCCGACCGTGGCCGCTGGGGCTTTCCCATGGAACGGCCCGAAAAAAGCACTTAACCCCTACATGGACCCGGCGGAAGTAGCGCCGGTTTCTGCGCTTTCAAACCTGATTACTCTCTATGCTGCGGATAACGAGCAGGAACAGCTGCGCCGCGAGGCTCTGAGTAATGAGGTCTGGGAACGCTATTTCTACAATGAATCCCGCGATCCTGTTCAGCGTGAAATGGAGCAGGACCAGCTGATAAGCCGCGCCAAAATGGCCCGCGAACAGCAGCAATTTAATCCCGATCTGGTCATCGTTGCTGACGTGAGCGCCCAGCCAGCGCATATCAGTAAGCCGCTGCTTGAGCGGATTAAATATTTCGAAGGCCTGGGCAAACCGAAGGCATATTCCCGCTATCTGCGTGAAACCATCAGGCCGTGCCTTGAACGCCTGGAGCGCGTGCGTACCAGCCAGATTTCTGCTTCATTCCATTTCATGGCGAGCCATGACGGGCTGGAGGGCTTACTGGTCCTACCCGAAATGAACCAGGAGCAGGTTAAGCGGTTATCTACCTTGGTGGCGGCACACATGAGCATGTGTCTGGATGCTGCCTGCGGTGAGCTGTTTACGGATGAAGACGTTACGCCGGAGGAGATCCACCGGTCATGGGAAAGGGTGGCCGCTGAGGCCATGCGCCTTGATGTGATCCCGCCTGCTTTCGAGCGGCTGCGCCGTAAAAAGCACCGCCGTAACCCGGTCCCATACGAGCTTATTCCGGGATCGCTTGCCCGTATGCTTTGCACGGACTGGTGGTATCGCAAGCTGTGGCAGATGCGGTGTGAATGGAGGGAAGAACAGCTGCGCGCTGTCTGCCAGGTTAACAAAAAGGCGTCTCCGTATGTCAGCTATGAGGCCGTGATCCACAAACGCGAACAGCGCCGCAAATCACTTGAGTTTTTCCGCTCTCATGAGCTGGTTAACGCCGAAGGTGACACGCTGGATATGGAAGAAGTGGTAAACGCCAGCAGCAGCAATCCGGCGCACCGGCGCAACGAAATGATGGCGTGCGTTAAGGGGCTGGAGCTGATCGCAGAAATGCGTGGTGAATGCGCCGTGTTCTATACCATCACCTGCCCGTCACGCTTTCACGCGACGCTTAATAACGGAAGGCCAAACCCGAAATGGACCAGTGCCACGGTCCGCCAGAGCAGCGATTACCTGGTGAATATGTTCGCCGCCTTCCGTAAGGCGATGCACAAAGCCGGGCTGCGCTGGTATGGCGTCCGCGTTGCTGAACCACATCATGACGGCACCGTGCACTGGCACCTGCTTTGCTTCATGCGCAAAAAAGACCGCAAATCCATCACCGCGCTGCTGCGTAAATTCGCCATTCGTGAGGACCGGGAGGAGCTGGGCACCAATACCGGGCCACGCTTCAAGTCTGAGCTTATCAACCCGCGCAAGGGTACACCGACCAGCTATATCGCCAAATACATCAGCAAGAATATCGACGGGCGCGGGCTGGCGCAGGAAATCAGTAAAGAAACGGGCAGATCACTGCGCGATAACGCTGAGAACGTAAATGCCTGGGCTTCGCTGCACCGTGTCCAGCAATTCCGCTTCTTTGGTATTCCTGGCCGCCAGGCGTACCGCGAGCTGCGCCTGCTGGCCGGTCAGGCTGCCAGAGTGCAGGGGGACAAGAAGGCAGGCGCGCCGGTACTGGAAAACCCGCGTCTGGATGCTGTGCTGGCCGCAGCTGATGCTGGCTGTTTTGCCACCTACATCATGAAGCAGGGCGGTGTCCTGGTTCCCCGTAAGCATCACCTTGTCAGAACTGCCTATGAGCTGAACGACGAGCCGAGCGCCTACGGCGATCACGGTGTTCGTATTTATGGCATCTGGTCCCCGATCATTGAGGGCCGGATCTGCACTCATGCAGTGAAGTGGAAAATGGTTCGTAAAGCCGTTGACCTTCAGGAGGCGACAGCCGACCAGGGCGCTTGCGCCCCTTGGACTCGTGGCAATAACTGTCCCTCTGTTGAAAAAACGTACCAGACAGGGGGCGAATTACCGGGCTGCGAAGAACCTGCAGCACTGCCGGACTTCGAAAACATAAGCAAAAAGGAGCTGCGCGAGTTGACGGCTAGGCTGCGGCTGGTCAAACCGAAGCGGCGAAAAGGGTACAAACAGGAAATTACGGATCACCAGCGCCTGCAGCTTGATGAGGAGTTAAGGTCCAGAGGTTTTGACGCCTGCGAAACGGAAGTGGATCTGCTTTTGCGTGGCGGCAGCCTGCCATCTGGAGCCGGGCTGCGCCTATTCTATCGGAACCAGCGCCTACAGGAGGATGACAAATGGCGTCAGTGGTACTGAAAAATTCAGGAATGAGCATATCTATTAATCAAAGGGTTAACTGAGTAAAAAACTATTTCAGCTTTAAAATCATATGATGTACTGTATATATAAACAGTAATATTGGGAGGGAGTTGTGAACGATTTGTTCATGGAGTCACTTGCACTGCAGCGGATAGAGCTTATGGCCCGGCTGGTCGCCAGCTCAGATTGTAGCGATGACGACAAGGAGGTTGCGATTTCGTGGCTGTCGGAGCTGACAAGCGATCTTGTTACCAGGCTGAATGAATATGGAGTAGGGCAGGATGAGAGTAAGCATTAGTGATTCCGCACCATGGGAAACTCCCTCCCATATAGCATCCTGCGGTTTGAGAACGCAGAGCATGTCTATGGTGCATGGATTCGCATGATCCAAAAAGGATCGCAACGGGTCGGGGCCGCCAGAACTGGCGCGCTTTACGACCTATCATGCACCTGCATGAAAACCACTACACAAAGCGGGCAGGCGTGGCGGGGCTACGAGCGCGCGCGGTGTGCTAAAACGGTGTTTTACGCTACTACATATCTAGGTGCTCAGTCTGGGACCTCGATCGCGAAAATAAATAAGTAAAATACGCCAGCTTCGTATAAGTTATTATTTGTAAATGCATAGTCTCTTATTTAAAAAATTACTTTCACTTGTTAAGGATCTTTATGCTTCAGACAAATAAAGTGTTTATTGATACTCAATGCTATGTAAAGGCAGGGTTACATTTTGAAGGGGCCGCTTTTGAGGCATTTTATGAATTATGCACAAAAGGGGAATTGATATTAATAACTACTTCTGTAGTAGAAAGAGAAGTGAAAAGCAAAATAGATGATTCCATTAAAGATGCTTTACAAGCAGTGCAAACCATTCAAAGAAAAGCGAAAATCATTAAAAATATTGAAGGTGGGCCATTGCAGCAGTTTTTTCAGCCATTAGAAGTTGATGGTGTCTATGCTTCAGCTAAGCAAGCATTTAATGATTTCCTAGAAGATTGTAACGCTGAATATGCACCACTAGGCTCTATTAATATTGAAACTATCTTAAACTCTTATTTTGCTAAAGAACCCCCTTTCGGGGATGGAAAGAAAAAAAGCGAGTTTCCTGATGCTATATCTTTAAATGCAGTTGAGAAATATCTGGATGGTAATGCGGTTTATGTTATATCAGAGGATGAGGATTTAAAGTCCTTTTGTGAATTGAAAGAAGGATTTTACCAGATAGATACTCTTGATAAGTTTCTTGATATTTACAATACGCATGAAAATACTCTTGCTTCGGCTATAAATCGCTATCTTTCAACAAATTCACAAGAAATTAGGCAGTTGCTGGAAGAGAAAATACATGAAGCGGATGCTTACAACTCTTCTACATGGGAGGATTCTGAGTTAGACGAATTCAAAGTTTTAGAAATTAGTGAGTTTGAACCATCTATTATTTCTATTGATGGTGAAAGTTGTATTGTTACCTTTGATATTACCGTGGAATTTGAGGTGACGGTCACCGGGCCAGATTTTACCAATGGTTATTGGGACAGCGAAGATAAAGTTGTCATTCCAATGGAAACTTCTACAAATGTTGTGATTGAAAGAATGGATTTTTCAGTTGAGATGTCAATGGAATTCGAAATAGAAGGGGATGACATTACTAATGTTGAAGAAGATATTAATATTAAAGATCTAAACCGAGGTATAGAATTTTCTGTTGAGGAAAATAACTTCGATTATTAAGTGTTATTCATCCCGGCAACGGATGTCTGTGCCGGGATGATTAATCAAATGTTTAAAGAATACTCAGTGAAAGATATAATTGATGTACCAAGCCATTCGTTCAATTCGCATATGCGTTTTTGTAAAGGAATTAGTTCGTTACGTACAAAAACTAGGCTGGCCTTCTCAACATCCCCAAACCCCCCCACATTAGTCGGCATAATCCCCATCATCTGCGGTGGCACACGGTGCGCAGCCATCATGTCATCGCGGCTTACGTTCTTGATGTTCAGAAACTCATCCTTTGCCGCCACCTCTGACAGTGGGATGATCTGAATTCCGTCCTTTTTACCGTTAGGCGAGTACATAAACAGGTTGCGGAAGTTGCCCGGCCCTTTGGCGCTTTTCATGGCTTGGCGGATATTGTTCACGTCCTCCTGATTCTGCGCGGCGTCGGTCATATACATGATGAATCCTGCATGGCTGCCATTGATATAATACTTCCGACGGAAAAGCGTGGCTGACTCGTTAAGCAGAGCGGAAGGGATGGCGGACAAGTATTCCGGCAGGCCGTAAATTTCCTGGTTTAAATCCGGCTCCATCAGGTGAAAAATGCTGCCTTTAGTGAACTCATAAGGTTGCTTGGTCATGCCGTATTGCACAAACCAGTACGTATCTAGATCCACGCCGCGGCGGGTGTATTTCGCCAGTGATGGCTCAAGCGACAGAATACCGCCGAGCCGATTGGTGCGCTTCTCCAGAAAGCCGCAGTCCTTACGCAGCGCCCTGAATAGGGCGGTGCCTCACGTGCGCGATAACCCGGACAAGCTGCATCTGTTTGTGGATAACGGTTCTCTGGTGGCAACCGGCGCACATTCCATGTCGTGGGAATACCGTTACACCCTGAACGTGGTGATCGAGGATTTCAGTGACGACCAGAATCTGCTAATGGCCCCGGTGTTGCTGTGGCTGAAAGCCAATCAGTCGGATGCCATCAACAACCCGCAGCTGCGCGAAAAGCTGTTCACCTTTGAGGTCGATATTCTGCGCAACGACGTGTGTGATATCAGCCTGAACCTGCAGCTGACGGAGCGCGTGCTGGTCAGCACCGACGGCGGTATCTCAACGGTTGAGGTAGAGCCGGAACCCGACGAGCCAGAAGAAATGTGGACGGTGAAACGTGGATGATCTGCACAAAGTGGATGAGTGGCTGGCAGCCCTGCTGGCAAATCTGGAGCCTGCTGCCCGTCAGCGCATGATGCGCGAACTGGCGCAGGAGCTGCGCCGCAATCAACAGCAGAATATCAGGCTGCAGCGCAACCCTGACGGCAGCGGATACGAGCCGCGAAAGGTCACGGCCCGGACTAAAAAGGGGCGCATCAAGCGGCAGATGTTCTCGAAACTGCGCACGGCGAAATACCTGAAAACTGCAGCCAGCGCGGACTCAGCCAGCGTGCAGTTTGAGGGGAAGGTTCAGCGTATTGCGCGGGTGCATCATTACGGCTTAAGGGAGCGTGTAAGTCTCAAGGGACCGCTTGTACGTTTTTCTGAACGTCGTTTATTAGGTATTAATGAAGAGGTTTACCAATTAACAAAAGACGCCATTTTTGTGCGCTTAAAAAATTAGTGTTACAACCCTCTGTTTTCACCTATATAGCACGTTCCGAAACTTTAAATCTGCAAAGTATTTATTTTTTCTCGATAATGATTAAAATCGTTATGTGCCTCTGTAAAGTTTGATTCAAATGAGTTCATTAAGTTTGAATACAATGACTCATAAGATAATGATATATTTTTTCCGCTCTTTTCTGCCATGGTGCTAACCAATCTATGTATGGCTGAAAACAGAAAGTGTCCTCTGATCCATCGACTGTAATCAATCTGTTGGGGGAGTGCTGCATCTATTTCTTCTAGATTGATTGCGCCTAGTTTGACAAGTGTAGATTCACTGTATGATTTTATTTTTTGCTCGCAGATTGCATTTGATTTTTTGGATTTCATAAATCTATCAGCGTTATCGCCAATGACCGGAATGCCTTTGTTGTAAATGAAGTTATAGATGTCTAACTTGATTAACGGTTCCATTTTTGAATAAAAATCGTCCCGCCATGAAATGATATTTATTTCACTCATTGTTTTTTGAGATAACTTCCCTAAGGTTTTAATTGCTTTGTACACCCCATTTTCATTAATGAATGTATTTTCAATTGAGTGGCCAGGTGTTTTAATTATTCTTCGGTCGAGCATTTGATTACTGAAAGTAGTAAAGTCCGCATCACAAGCAATTATTATGTTGAGATCTTCGTTTATAATTCGCTCAATATATTTTTTTAATTCCTCACACCCGCCAACATCCTGAATTTCGACTTTGAGATCGCTTACTTTATCAAAAACTGTTTCCCAGAAACAGATATCATCCGGGCCCTCAACATAGACCATGACCTCTGCTTGGTAAAATAAATTCATGATATTTTCTGCATCTGCAGAATAATGGAAATCAACCATGGACCAACTTCTCCATGTCAAAAATTGCATCTCTATACTTTGATGCTACTTCGGGTGAATGTGTTGCGGCAATTATTTGAGCGTTAGGGTTAAGTCGCTTGATCGCGGGAATTATTTTTCTTTGCCATGCAATATGCAATGAAAGCTCAGGTTCATCCGTGAGATAAATGAAGGGTTTGTTTTGCTGAAGTAGTGTTTCAATAAAGAGGATTAAAAGTTGCTTTTCTCCAGATGATAAGTTCTTGTGACTGATTGGTCCATGACCATTTTGCAAAATTAACTCGCCGGAGATGAAAGAGAATTTTTTGTCCGTAATGAATTCATGCAAGGTATCAGTAAAAAGATTTATTGGAGCAAAGATTCCTTTTATTTCCTCTTCTGATTTTAATGACATTTTAATTATTCGTTGTGTTTTTCTTAAAGCTTCGAATGATCTATAGTCGACATTAATTACTTCATTGTTATTTTTTTCGGCTAGCTTTATTTCATTAACGGTTTGATCAATGGCCTCAACATGAAAATTTATTTTTCTTCTTACGTCACTGTCAAATGCTCCAAGTTGGGAGTATGCGGTCGTTAAACTTCTACGTTCCGATTCTTTGTCAAAGTTCAAATTAAAAGATTCATCGACGATATCTTCCTTGCTATACAAAATGGAGGCTAGAACTTCCTTTTGTAGGTTGGCTGAAACATCGCGTGCTCTTTGCGATAATGACAATTGATATTTAGTAAGATTCGACAATAGTTGGTCTAACCTAAAATCAATAGGGTTGATGAATTTTGAACCATAATTATCTCGAACTTCTAGATCTTCACCACTTCTTAATCTATAAACAGAAAGAGATGCTAATGATACTAATTTATCAAGTTCAATTTTTAGGTTTTCTGCATCCTCCTGATATTTTCTTCTTATATAGAGAGGGATTCGTCTGTCATCAATCGCTCTTATGACGAATTTTTTGCGAGAAAGAGTATATTCAAATGTCGGCAGGGGTTTGTCTGGATCAAATTTTCTAACTATTTTTATAGTTTTGTTTTTATTTCCGTCTTTAACTTTTATTGTGACATTGTCAAAGCTATTTTCACCAATTGATTCCAGTTCTAAGGCTAAAACTGAATGCAATATGTTCATGAATGTCGTTTTGCCAGTTCCATTACGACCAATGATTATGTTTACATCTTCATTAAATGAACATGAAGCACTTAATCTTCCCCAAAAACCTTCAATTTTAACACTGGCTAGTCTAAACATAATGTTCCTTCATAGGTTGGTTAGGTTGGTCTCTTTGTATCATAACTGGCACAAAACTAAAGAGTTTTGAAACTCATTTTTTGGCTTGATGATTGTGAGATGAATGCACAACTCACAGAAATCATGCGCCTTATCACCAACCTGATCCGCACCGGCACCGTGACCGAAGTGGACCGGGAAAACTGGCTGTGCCGGGTGAAGGTAGGCGAGCTTGAAACCAACTGGATTAACTGGCTGACGCTGCGCGCAGGCGGTGCCCGTACATGGTGGTGCCCGTCGCCGGATGAGCAGGTGGTGGTGCTGAGTATGGGCGGCAATCTGGAAACCGCTTTTGCCCTACCTGCGATCTATTCCAACCAGTTCGCACCGCCGTCGGACTCAGTGGACGGCTGCGTAACGGAATACCCGGACGGTGGATGGTTTGAATATGAACCCGCGACCGGCCGCTGGCATGTGCGGGGTATTAAATCCTTGGTGATCGAGGCGGCAGATAACATAACCCTGAAAACGGGAGAGTTTGTGGTGGAAGCAAGTAACACGCGCATAAACAGCGGGGTGGTGATCAATGGTGGAGTCACCCAGGGCGGCGGCGCCATGAGTTCTAACGGGATCGTCGTCGATAAACACGGTCATACCGGCGTTAAGTCCGGCGGCGATACATCGGGAGGTCCTGTATGACGCTGTATATCGGTATGAATCAGGACAATGGCAAAGCCATTTCTGATGGGGACCATTTGCGGCAGTCGGTCAGGGATATTCTGCTGACTCCCCAGGGAAGCCGTATAGCCCGCCGGGAATATGGTTCCCTGCTGTCAGCATTGATTGACCAGCCCCAGAACCCGGCGCTGCGCCTGCAGATTATGGCGGCTGTTTACGTATCGCTGAGTCGCTGGGAGCCTCGGCTTACGCTGGATTCCATCACCATCAACAGCAGCTTTGACGGCTCCATGGTGGTTGAGCTAACCGGGAAGCGCAATAACGGCGCGCCTGTTTCTCTTTCGGTATCAACAGGAACAGACAATGGCAGTCATTGACCTTTCCCAGCTCCCCGCGCCGCAAATCGTTGACGTGCCGGACTTTGAATCCCTGCTGGCTGAGCGTAAGGCAGCCTTTGTGGCCCTGTATCCGGCAGATGAACAGGACGCGGTGCGGCGCACGCTTGAGCTGGAATCTGAACCCATCACCAAACAACTACAGGAAAACACGTACCGGGAAATCCTGCTGCGCCAGCGTATCAACGAGGCAGCACAGGCGGTCATGGTGGCTTATGCCATGGGCGGCGATCTCGATCAGATGGCGGCCAACTACAACGTGAAGCGGCTGACGGTTACACCTGCCGATAACGACGCGGTGCCGCCGGTCGCAGCGGTAATGGAAAGTGACGAGGCGTTGCGCCTGCGTGTTCCTGCTGCATTTGAGGGGTTGTCCGTTGCGGGACCAACGGCGGCTTATGAGTTTCACGCTAAAAGCACCGACGGGCGAGTCGCTGACGCCAGCGCAACCAGCCCGGCACCGGCGGAGGTGGTGCTTACCGTACTGAGTCGTGAGGGCGACGGAACGGCAGCGGCGGACCTGCTGGCGGTGGTTGAGCAGGCGCTTAACAGTGAGAACGTGCGGCCGGTTGCTGACCGTCTGACGGTGCGCAGCGCTGAAATTATTCCGTACAGCGTGGATGCAACGATCTTTCTTTACCCGGGGCCAGAAGCTGAGCCGGTGTTGGAGGCGGCAAAGGCCAGCCTGCAGAAATATATCGCCAGCCAGACGAGGCTGGGACGTGATATCCGGCGCAGCGCCATTTATGCCGCGCTGCACGTTGAGGGCGTCCAGCGCGTGGAGCTGGCCTCTCCGCTGGATGATGTAGTGCTGGATAAAACGCAGGCCGCGTCCTGCACGGAATGGAGAGTAACCAACGGGGGCACGGATGAATAGCCTGCTGCCGCCCGGTTCGTCACAGCTTGAGCGCCGCCTGGCGCAGACCTGCAGCGGGATATCCGATCTGCAGGTGCCGCTGCGCGATTTATGGAACCCGGCAACATGCCCGGTCAAGTTTCTGCCGTATCTGGCGTGGGCCTTTTCGGTTGATCGCTGGGACGAAGGATGGGCGGAAAGCTTGAAGCGCCGCGTGGTGCTGGATGCGTTCTATATCCATCAGCACAAGGGCACAACCAGCGCTGTTCGGCGTGTGGTGGAGCCGTTCGGCTTCCTGATCCGCATCATTGAATGGTGGCAGACAGGCGAGGCGCCGGGCACGTTTCGCCTGGATATTGGGGTGCAGGACCAGGGCATAACAGAGGAAACCTATCTGGAGCTGGAGCGCCTCATCGGTGACGCCAAACCCTGCAGCAGGCATCTGATCGGCATGTCCATAAATCTGCAGACGAGCGGGCCATATTTTGTGGGGGTTGCCACCTATAGCGGCGAAGAAATCACGATTTACCCGTATATCAACGAAACCATCATTTCCGGCGGTTCTGCCTACGAGGGCGGCGCTGTCCATGTTATTGACACAATGAGAGTGAACCCATGAGCGCAAAATTTTATACCCTGCTGACGGATATCGGCGCGGCGAAACTGGCAAATGCCGCCGCGCTCGGTGTGCCGCTGAAAATTACACAGATGGCGGTGGGGGACGGCGGCGGCGTGCTGCCAACGCCAAACGCACAACAGACAAAGCTGGTCGGTGAAAAACGCCGTGCATCTCTGAATATGCTGTATATCGATCCGCAGAACAGCAGCCAGGTGATCGCTGAGCAGGTGATACCCGAAACTGAGGGCGGTTGGTGGATTCGTGAGGTTGGTCTGTTTGATGAAACCGGCGCGCTGATTGCTGTCGGTAATTGCCCGGAGAGCTACAAGCCGCAGCTGGCAGAGGGCAGCGGCCGCACACAGACAGTACGCATGGTGTTAATTACCAGCAGCACGGATAACATTACGCTGAAAATTGATCCTTCCGTGGTGCTCGCTACCCGTAAATACGTGGATGATAAGGTACTGGAGCTTAAGGTGTATGTGGATGAGCTGATGGCGGCACATCTTGCGGCCGCTGATCCGCATTCGCAATATGCACCAAAAACCAGCCCGACGTTTACCGGCACCCCAAAAGCCCCGACGGCGGCAGCTGGTAACAATTCCACTCAGCTTGCCAATACTGCTTTTGTGCAGGCCGCTATTGCAGGGCTTGTTGGTTCCTCACCTGCAGCGCTTGATACATTGAACGAACTGGCGGCGGCGTTAGGTAACGATCCTAACTTTGCGGCCACTATGACTAATGCCCTGGCGAACAAGCAGCCTCTGGATAATACGTTGACAGCCTTGTCAGGAAAATCTATTGCGGCCATTCTCGAATACCTCGGTTTGCAATACTCTCTCAGTGAACCAGATACAGAAACTGTTGTTTACACGCTGCCTGGTGGATATAAGCTCATGGCTTTTAACCGATTAGTAAACAACTCAACTACTGTCGGTACGGGCGTAACAACCCCCATTACTTTCCCTCAGGCCTTCCCTTTACGATTGATTGGTGTGTTCGCTACCAAGAAAAACTATGTTCAGGCTGCTGTGAGCTGCGAGAATCAGTCCCTGACTGGCTTTGATGCGGTGGTAACGCTCATTACAACTATTGCGGGTGGTATTACAAGTACTCGCGCAATGTTTCTGGCAATCGGGAAATAAAAAATGAATTATGCCTATAGCCCTTCTAAAAATGCTTTTTATTATTTCGGCTGGAAGGATGAATATTATGCCGCTGGTACATGGCCATCTGATGCCATTGAGGTGGCCGACGATATTCATGAGAAATTTTCGGCCGATCCACCTAAAGGAAAATTCTTAATTTCCGGTATTGATGGTTTACCTGCATGGGGAGATGTTCCTCCGCCGACTCGCGAGGAGAGTTTGGCGCAGGCTCGAGTCGAAAAACAAAACCGGATTGATGCTGCCAACAATTACATGAATGGCAAGCAATGGCCTGGTAAGGCGGCGATTGGGAGACTCAAAGAGGAAGAATTGATACAATACAATATGTGGCTGGATTATCTTGATGCACTGGAGTCTGTAGACATCTCCTGCGCACCCAATATTAATTGGCCAACAAACAACTAATGCCGAAGTAACGCGTTGTGGGGTAGAATGAACTACCCCAATCAACGAATGCAATTATTTTTTGTATATGTTAATTAACTTTTTCTCAAGATAATTATAAGAAAGGATTGACACTAAAATTGATGCTATTACTGAAATGAATATGAAATAAAAGTTCTGGTAATCTAATGTTGGTAGTAATCGTTCTTTTAATTTGAACAAGACAATGAAAACTATAGGGTGTAAGAGATATAAAGAATAAGACGCATCTCCTATGGAAAGTATTGTTTTGGGTATTTTTATACTGTCCTTTATAAATTGATGGCATGATGTAAGAAGGAAAAACATTATGCAATAATACATTCCGAAATATTCTACCCCATGCATTGTGTTCCTTTTTGTAACATAGCCATATGCAGGGATTGCGAATGCAATGAGTATTAACGGTATTGCTTTTTTGGGATCTTTTATCCTAAGCATATTTTTTTTGAATAAAATAGCAACGCATGCACCAAAAACAAACTCCCATACAACGCTTTGTATTGTGAGGTTGAAATACCCACCATTCTCTATAGTAGGTCTTATAGTCGTGGCTAACCCCATAAACGATGGGGTTATAAATAGCGTTGTTAAAAACCAAAGAGCATAAAACCAGTATTTATTCCTGGAAAATAGCAACCCTGTTGCGCAGACTATATAGAAATAAACTTCGTAATTTAAGGTCCATCCGACGAATAATGTGGCAGCGCCAAAATACACAGGATCATAAAAATTAAGAGGGATAAATAAAAGGCTTTTAATAATATTGAGTGATTGTACTGCATCAATTTTATCGGAATAAACAAAGCCATGCATTGTTGACAGGTCTGTGTTTTTGAATAGTAAGGCATAAATCATTGTTGCAATGAAATACAAAGGCCAAATTCTGATGAATCTCTTTTTTATAAAGGTTGGTAAGTCTTTTCTTGTATAGTCGTAGGATGTGTAAACTATAATAAATCCGCTGATTATGAAAAAAAGATCTACACCGAAGGCTCCTGGCCAAAAGAGATCAAACGAAAGTTTTTCATAAACAGTTCCAACCAGAAAGGCTTTAGCATGATGGAGGACTACCATCAGTGCAGCCAGTGCCCTTAACGCCTGAATATAATCCAGGTTAGGCTTATTTTCTGTAAGAGAAGAATTTTGCAGCATTATTATCCTAGTTATGGAGTGAATGAATTTAATCGCATTGTAATGATATTGCACGGTAATTTGAAGTGGTTTGCTGAGTTAGGCCCCCTTAACAGAGGTTCAGCATTCTTCTAAGAACAACACATGTGCTTCAATGAAAATAAGAAATTTCATTACTTAATTCAAACTCGAAACCGCAAAGTTGGTTACCGACCAGAATTACACCGCCTCTGACGCTAGCTAAGTCTACTGATGTTGGCCTTTCCGCAATTGCTAAATGTGTCAAACAAATGCGTGATGTGCGTCAGGGCAAGACGCCAAAATCCTCCCCGATAACCTCGGAACAAATAGAAATAAGCAAGCTCAATAAAAGCTACAACGTATTGAAATGAAGAGTAAATATTAATAAAGGCTACCGTGCTCTGGATGTCAGACGCCCTGAACAGTACCCGATAATCGGGAAACCTCAGGGCTCATTATCCTGTGGCTATTCACTCCCATGTATTCGGGGATCATCGCAGCAGCTCAAATTATTACTTGCAAACTGTGCCATTCCCTACACAAAGCCCAAAGCGTGCGCAGCGCGTGTATCAACCAGAACATAGGCACACCCCCTGTAAACCGGAGAGACTGCCTTATGGCTCAGGATTACCACCACGGGGTGCGCGTTGTTGAAGTCAACGAGGGCACCCGATCCATTACCACGGTGAGCACTGCCATCGTGGGCATGGTCTGCACCGGCGATGATGCTGATGCGTCCATGTTTCCCCTCAATAAGCCGGTCCTGCTTACCGACGTGCTGACCGCCAGCGGTAAAGCAGGCGAGTCCGGCACTCTCGCCCGCTCGCTGGATGCAATTGCCGACCAGGCTAAACCCGTGACCGTCGTTGTGCGCGTTGCACAGGGTGAAACCGAAGCGGAAACAACCTCCAACATTATCGGCGGCGTGACAGCTGACGGTAAAAAAACGGGCATGAAAGCGCTGTTATCTGCGCAGTCCCAGCTCGGCGTTAAGCCGCGCATTCTCGGCGTGCCGGGGCACGACACGCAGGCGGTTGCTACTGAGCTGCTGAGCGTGGCGCAGAGTCTGCGCGGTTTCGCCTATCTGTCAGCCTACGGCTGCAAAACGGTAGCTGAGGCGATAGCCTACCGTGAGAATTTTAGCCGGCGCGAGGGGATGCTGATCTGGCCTGATTTCATCAGTTTTGACACTGTGCTGAATGCTGACGCAACGGCTTATGCCTCAGCCCGTGCGCTTGGCCTGCGTGCCAAAATTGACGAACAGACAGGCTGGCACAAATCGCTGTCCAACGTGGGCGTGAACGGCGTCACCGGCATTTCTGCTGATGTGTTCTGGGATTTGCAGGACCCGGCAACCGATGCGGGGCTGCTGAACCAGAACGATGTCACCACGCTGATCCGCAAGGACGGTTTCCGCTTCTGGGGTTCCCGCTGCCTCAGTGACGATCCTTTATTTGCCTTTGAAAACTACACCCGCACCGCGCAGGTACTTGCTGACACCATCGCAGAAGCACACATGTGGGCCGTGGACAAACCGCTTAACCCGTCGCTGGCGCGTGACATTATCGAAGGTATCCGGGCCAAAATGCGCAGCCTGGTGAGTCAGGGGTACCTCATCGGCGCAGATTGCTGGCTAGATGAGTCCGTCAACGATAAAGACTCCCTGAAAGCCGGGAAGCTCACCATTGACTACGACTATACGCCGGTAAAGACGGGCGCGCAGAACGCGTTCAGTAGCCTGGGAGAAACCCTGCGCCAGCCGCTGATGGATATCATGAGTTACGTGAAAAATGTAACGGGGGCGCTGCGTCGCTGGGTGGAGGAAAACCCGAAGCTGGCTGGCTCATTGCTGAAAGTCATGGCAGCACTGGCGTCGATTACAGGAGTTCTGGGTACGGTCATGCTGGCAGTATCAGCTGTGCTTGGCCCACTGGCGCTGATGCGCCTGCAGTTTTCTATTCTTGGTATCAAAGGTGGTGGTGCATTTGGGCTTATCACTAAAGCCCTCAGGGGTGTAGGTAGCGGGATATTGTGGCTGGGGCGCCTGATGTTTGCTAACCCCATTCTGGCCGTTATTGGTCTGATAGCCGCGGGTGCGTTTTATATCTGGCAAAACTGGGACACGCTTGGGCCAAAGTTTAAAGCTGTTTGGGATGCGGTTTGCGCGGCCACCACGGCGGCGTGGGAGTGGATTAAACAGGCCGTCAGTAATGCCTGGGAAGCTATTAAATCTCTGTTTTTCAATTACACCTTACCGGGCCTTATAGCCAAAAATTGGGAAGCTATTAATGCCGGTGTGTCTGAGGCGTGGGCCAGTGTCAGGCAGACGATCAGTGACAAGTGGAACGCCATTCTTTCAGATGTCGGTGCGCTACCAGCTAAATTCCAGGATATGGGCAGCGCCATCATTGACAACATTCTCAATGGTATCAATGCGAAGTGGGAAGCGCTCAAGAGCAAACTGGTTTCCGTTACCGATTATCTGCCTGACTGGATGAAAGGGAAAAATAAAGCGCCGGGTAATACTCAGGTTCAGGTTGTTGGTAGTGCCGCAACTGCTTCTGTTCCATTTGCAGGGCTGTATGACAGCGGTGGCGTTATTCCGCGCGGTCAGTTTGGCATAGTCGGGGAGAATGGCCCGGAGATTGTGAACGGTCCGGCTAATGTGACCAGCAGGCGCCGGACTGCTGCACTGGCTTCCGTTGTTGCGGGCGTCATGGGGGTGGCAGCGGCTCCTGCTGAAGCCTCGCCGATGCATCCATATAGCCTGCCAGCTATAGAGTACAAACAAAGCCAGTCAGCTAAATCCGCCAGTGCGCCGCAGGCAATTCGTTATGAAATTAACGCGCCTATTCATATCACCGCTCAGCCGGGACAGAGCGCACAGGATATTGCCCGCGAAGTGGCGAGGCAGCTTGATGAGCGTGAGCGCAGGGCCAGGGCAAAAGCGCGAAGTAATTTCAGTGATCGAGGGGGGTATGAATCATGATGATGGTGCTGGGGTTGTACGTATTCATGCTTCGCACCGTGCCGTATCAGGAGCTGCAGTATCAGCGCAGCTGGCGGCATGCCACTAACAGTCGGGTAAACCGGCGCCCGTCTACACAGTTTCTTGGGCCAGATAACGATTCGTTGACGCTGTCCGGCGTCCTGCTACCGGAAATCACTGGCGGCAGGCTGTCATTGCTGGCCCTTGAGCAGATGGCGGAGCTGGGTAAATCGTGGCCTTTGATTGAGGGGAGCGGGACGATTTACGGCATGTTTGTCATCGAGAGCCTGAGTCAGACCAAAACTGAATTTTTTGAAAGCGGAATGCCGCGGCGTATTGAATTTACGCTGACGCTGAAACGGGTGGATGAGTCGCTGTCTGATATGTTCGGCAGCCTCAGCGATCAGCTCAGCAATTTGCAGGACACCGCCACCTCTGCGATAGGGAATATTAAAAATACGGTGGGAGGGTTACTGCAGTGAATTTCACCTCTGATCTCACGAACCTGAACAGTAAAACGCCGGGTTTCAGCGTCATTATTGAAGGCAAGGATGTCACAACCGTACTGGATTCGCGACTGATGAGTCTGACGCTTACGGATAACAGGGGTTTTGAAGCTGACCAGCTTAATCTGGAGCTGGACGACTCGGACGGGCAAATCGTTCTGCCGCGGCGTGGGGCCATTATTCAGTTTGCGCTGGGGTGGAAAGGTCAGCCGCTTTTCCCGAAAGGGGGCTTTACTGTTGATGAGATTGAGCACAGCGGCGCGCCTGACCGTCTCACAATTCGCGCACGTAGCGCAGATTTCCGTGAAACCCTGAATACGCGTCGTGAGAAGTCCTGGCACCAGACAACGGTGGGTGAAGTGGTGAAGGAAATAGCTGCCAGGCATAAATTAAAGATGGCGCTGGGGCAGGACCTGATGGACAAGCCTGTGGATCATCTTGACCAGACCAACGAGAGCGATGCGAGTTTCCTGATGAAGCTGGCGCGGCAGTATGGGGCGATAGCCTCAGTCAAGGACGGAAATCTGTTGTTTATCCGCCAGGGGCAGGGCAGAACGGCAAGCGGTAAGCCGCTACCGGTTATCACCATAACCCGCCAGGCCGGTGACGGTCATCGTTTTACCCTGGCAGATCGCGATGCCTATTCGGGGGTGATTGCCAGCTGGCTCCATACCCGTGAGCCAAAGAAAAAAGAGACAGCAAAGGTTAAGCGCCGTCGAAAGAAAACCTCCACGGCAAAGGAGCCGGAAGCAAAACAGGGAGATTACCTGGTTGGGACGGATGAAAACGTGCTGGTACTCAACAGAACTTATGCAAACCGCAGCAATGCGGAGCGAGCGGCAAAGATGCAGTGGGAACGTCTGCAGCGCGGGGTTGCAAGCTTCTCCCTGCAGCTCGCAGAGGGAAGGGCTGATCTGTATACCGAAATGCCGGTGAAGGTGAGCGGGTTTAAACAGCCGATTGATGATGCCGAATGGACCATTACCACGCTGACGCATAGTGTCAGTGCAGATAATGGTTTCACTACGACTCTGGAGCTTGAGGTTAGGATTGATGATCTCGAAATGGAGTAATGGGTTCTCAAAATTGAATAATGATGTATCATTATTGTGATTTTTGCAGAAGTGGTGGGATAACCGGAATGATGAATTGTCCAGAGTGCGGCCAGGCAGCCCATACAAGAAGCAGTTTTCAGGTATCAGCAACAACGAAAGAACGTTACAACCAGTGCCAAAATATCAACTGCGGTTGTACTTTTGTCACGCATGAAACATTTGTTAGGCATATCATTAAGCCTAATGTGATTTCTTCTGCGCCCCCACATCCGGGAAAAGGTGGACAAGGGCACATGAATTTTTAAAAAGAACCCGCTTTGAAAGCGGGTTTTTTGTCGCCAACCCAAAAGCCTGTCGCCATTTTGCCGCCATCGGAAAAGACAAAGGGGCTACGTTTTCACGTAACCCCTTGTTTTATTTGGTGGAGCTGGCGGGAGTTGAACCCGCGTCCGAAATTTCTACATCCTCGGTACTACATGCTTAGTTTGTCTTTACATTCGCAC